TACTACACGCATCAATCACTCCCGTTGTTGATTTGCCTTCGACGTACGGGAGAATGACGACCTTGGCGAGTCCGTGCCCCACCACGTCCTCGGCCCTGTAGTCTCCTCCCTTGGTGATGATATCAGGTTTCACGCGCTTGATCAGCCCCAGAGGCGTGTCTTCGTCGAAAATGTACACGGCATCGACGCAGCGCAGCGCGAGCAGCATCCGTTTGCGGTCTTCCTGCGTGTTGATCGGTCGGGTGCCGCCCTTGAGCCGACGCACCGAGGCGTCCGAGTTCAGACCGACGATGAGATACTTTCCCAGCGCGCGGGACTGCTCAAGGTAGGCGACATGGCCGACGTGCAGGATGTCGAAACACCCGTTGGTGAAGACTAGCATGAAAGGTCGTCGTTGCGCTTCGTCGTCCTGCCTTCAAGCGGCCTGCCAAGGATCGTCGTGTCCTTCATGTCTCCCTCCCACCCGTTGTAGGCGTAGACGCCCATCTGGTGGATCGGGAATACGTCAGCCCGCAGCATGATGTCCAGCGGTGCGCTGATGCCGTACTTCAGCACATGGGCCAGCATGTTCTTCGCCACGGCAGGGTCGATGGCGTATGAGTGAGCGCGGCAGATGAAGTGGTAGTTCGGGCCTTCGGAGGCATGAGGCGGCGTCGGAAGCACCTGCCAGCCCTGATTCACCTGCTCGTGGCCGCCCAGATAGCAGATCGAGTTGAAGACCGCGTGGTGCTGATACGCCTGCACCATGATCGCATCATGCTCCAAGACGACCAGCGGCTGATCGTCGAGGACGCACTTCTGCCACAGACTGATGTGGCTCAGAGCGCAGGCGACCTCTCCCCGCGTCAGGTAGTGATCCGTCACCTTCACCATCGCAGGCACACCGCTGTGATGCAGCGGAGGCTTGATCGGGTTTTGGATGCCGTCATAGGCGTCCCAGTATGCCCACGGCATCCCAGCCAAATCGCAGCTATCGGCGCACCGCTGCGCCTTTTCTTCTGACTTGGCGTGGCCTTTGACGCGGATGATGTAGGCTCGGGAGACGGTCTGGTCGTAGCTGTAGTTGAGGGACTGCATGGGTTAGCTTTTATCCGTGGCAAAAGAATGGTAGTGCCCAGCAAAAGCAAAAGCCCAATCATGGGCAAAAATTCCTATCTGTACAGGACTAGATCTGTATGTCCTGTCATTTGTACCAAGTTGCCCATGATAATTATTACCCCAAACCCAAAGAGTATCGTCGGTTGTAGTCGCTAAACTGTGTTTAGCTCCACTCGATATACCATATGACGTAACCCAAGTCGTTAACGCGCCAATTTGCGTTGTTACCGATCTGTTCGTTAGATTATTAAGCCCCAACTCTCCGTTACCGTTTCTCCCCCAAGAATAAAGGGCTCCACTACTTGTCGTCGCAAAACTAGAATAACCACCCGCGTTAACAAAAGACCAATCAGATGCATACCCCACTTGAACGGGGCTTGATATGTCGACGCCAGACCCCCCCGTCTTACCACACTGACCAGCATAGTTATCTCCCCAAGCCCAGATGGTTCCGTTTGTTTTTATTGCAAGATTATGTGCGCCACCACCAGCAACAAAACTCCAATCTGTGGCTACGCCTACCTGCACGGGGCTGGATCTAAAAGTAGTACTAAGGTCGCCTAGTTGGCCACTAGTGTTCCGGCCCCAAGTCCATACAGTCCCATCACTTTTGAGAGCAATACAATGATTTCTTCCGCCGCCAACCTGCGCCCAAGTTGTCAACGCACCTACTTGCGTTGGACTTGATCTGCTTACTTGGTCATTTTGACCAAGTTTGCCCCAAAGACTTAAGCCCCATGTCCACATCGTGCCATTTGATCTAACGGCAGAAGCGTTTCTATCGCCAACCTTAACCCCCTCCCAATCTAGCAGAGCACCGATTTGAACAGGGCTAGACCTATCTACTTGTTCGCCATCTCCAACGGAGCCTCGATAACTATCACCCCAAGACCATAGTGATTTATCTCCTTTTATAAAGGCAGAATTATAGTCCCCACCGCCTGCCCGTTCGCCCCAATCTGTATCAGAACCAATCTGAACAGGGCTAGAGCGGCTAATAATACTGTCGTCGCCGAGTTGGCCTTGGTTATTGCGCCCCCATGCATACAACTTATACTTAGCACCCCCAACCAAAGACGCTAGAAGCCCTTGAATAATACCGCTCATTTTAAGCCTCCGTCAGAACGTCGACATCCTCATGCGTCACGGCGGCAGCGATGGCGTCCATGCGATCCTCGAAGCCCTTACGCGCCGCATCCACCACCGCAGGATCGTATTGCGTCTCGGGATATTGGTCAGTTTCTTTGGCAACCTCAGCATCGACCACGCGCCTGAACGCTGCCTTAGCAGCAGACCGCAAGCTGTCTTTACGCTCTTCCACCTCAATAGCGCGCTTGCCCCACACGATCTGTGCAGGCGTCACGTCGATGTCGAAGTGGTGCGTCGTCACCATCTCGCGGTGAGGCACAAGATCAGGCATGACCTCGACGGCCTCGCGCCAACCCGGCTCTGCGGCAAGTTTCTCATCCGATGGTTTGTAATCCCATACGTCGGATACCTGCCCGTTCTTGACCCGAATCCAGAAGCCCGTTTTCATAGGCATGGCGCAGTTCCCTCTTTACGTCAGTGAAGACCGAAGCCCAGTCTCCGTATCCCTTCTGCCGAAACAGCCTCACGCTGTCGTACCACTCAGTCCCATTCCCCGGCTTGGCCCACAGATAGTACGGCAGAACCGGAACCACGATCCACGTCGGGATGCCCATAGCACCAGCCAGATGCGCCACCGACGTGCATGACGTTACCACAAGATCGCAGGATGCAACAGCCATTGCCGTCGCGCCCCAGTGCGAAAGATCGACCTCTTTCACCCACGAGGGCCGGTGCTCGGCACCCTTGTCACGCTGCAAACTGATGTAGTCCGCGTCAAGGCCCTTCACTGCGTTGAACAGGAACTGCGGCGGGAAGATCCGGTGCTGCTCATGCTCGAACTGCGGGTTGCCCTGCCACCGCAGCCCAATGCGAAGCCTGTCGCCGCGAGCGACATCGGGCTTGCGAATGTAGGCCGAGCCGTCGATGTCGCGGTACTGCCAGCCCAGCGGCACGCTCGCCGTCATGCTCGGCACCCAGAAGTCATGCACGACGCCAAACGCAGCCTCGTGCTGGATCACCATGTCCACGCCCTCGGTGTTCCGCATGACCACCGCCAGAGGCCCAGAACAGGCAATGATCACCTGATTGCCGCGCCGCTTCAGTTCCCTCGCGAACCGCGCACCGTGGATCTGGTCGCCCAAGCCCGCCTCAAGGTTCAGAAGCGCCGTGCCCGTCTGCTGTCCGTCCCACATGGGCGTCGGCACGTTCGGTGCCTCGTTGCCAAAGACTTTCTCGATGCGACCCCTATTGATCAGGATCATACCGTCGAGGAGGTGCCCCTTCCGCATCTCGTACCAGCCGCGATTGAAGGCAGCGCGGTGGTTCTTCGGCTCCTTGATCGCCAACTCCTGCGCGATCTTTTCGCCCTCCTCAAAGTCGCCGATCAGCCCCGCAGCAAGCTGCATGTCGAGCGGGTGGATCATCTCGGTCGTCAGCGGCTTCTCGCGCCAGAAGCAGGGCTGCACGAAGGTCTGGTACATGTGCTCCAGAACATCGCGGCTGTCTTGGTTATGCTGCTTTTTCAACTCGGGCTTCACGTCATGCAGCCCCGGCACCTGCCATACCTCCTCGTCCCGCTCCTTCGGCGCAGTCTCGTCCAGATGGTGCAGATCGTAGTCGAAGGCCGACAGCCCTAGGAACTCCTCGACACGGCGCAGTTGCTTCTGAGGCTTTTCAAGCAGATCTTCGTACTCAACGAACAGGAAGCATGACTTGTCAGTATTGTAACCGCTTTTCAGAACCTTATACGACGACTTGAGGTGCGAGATCAGTTCGCTGTTGCGGAGGAACTGCTCAAGGTCGTTGGGCTTGGCTATTCGCACAAAGGACGCGGCGCAGTCCTCAATATTGCGGACAGTAGCGATGATCTTTGGCGTGTGCGGCAGCAGTTCCTTCAAGACGCCAAGCGTCGTTGCCTCTGCCCAGTTGCGCGCCTTGTCAATGATGACGGGCTTGTCAATGTGACCATAGCGGGCGTTCATAATGCCACGAAGAATAGATTTTACCTGCTCGACTTCCGTCGAAGCCTGCTCGGCTGAACTTTTTTTCCACGCCTGAAACGTATTGAACATTAACTCGCCCATGCCGCTCGTCGCGCTGGCATGAACGTCAGGGTGTTGATTGAGAAGCGCAGCAAGAACCGTGCTGCCGGAACGCGGCAAGCCAGCCAGAAAGTGAAAGGTCTTCACGTCAACCCTACGCCAGAGATGATCCACTCAGTGCTCGTGACCTTGACGGCGGTGGCTACACCATTCGCCGCGAGCGTGCGTGATCCGGTAGCACCCGTTCCAGCAAGGCGCATAGTATCGGTCGTGATCGCGATGGTGATAACGCCAGCACCATTTTGGTTGATGAATGTCACAGCCGTGCCGACGGGAAAAGCAACGCTGCTATTGGCCGGGATCGTGAACGTCCGCGCCGTCGTGTCCGCAGACGGGTGCAGGATGTGTTTCCCAGCGTCTGAGATGACAAGGGTGTAGGCCGCAGACTTAGAATTTTGCGGGATGTTTAGAAAGCCCAAAGTTTCATTTGATCCGGGGTTGGGCACGGTCAGGGTGCGATTGGCGTCGATAGAGTCGGGGGCCTTCAGAGCGACATAGTTGCTGCCATTGTCAGTATCTTCCGGCAGGCGAAGCTCCGCGCCAGCGGTGGCGTTGCCGATGACTGCAACAGGTGTGGCAAGGCTTACGCCTGTCGTGAATGACAGCGCACCTGATCCGTCTGTTGAAAGAAACTGCCCGCTCGTCCCGTCCGCAGCAGGCAGCGTCAGCGTGTAGCTGGCAGAGACAGTGCCCGGAGCCTGAAGCGCGACGTACTCGCCGCCGGTCGTGTCTTGCAAGCGGAGGTCGCCCTGCGCAGTAATGTCGATCTGCCCAGATGTGACTGTCGTAAACGTCGGGTTGTCCGGGTTGACAAACGTAGCCGTGATGTCAACCACCGCAGCGCCAGCACCCGCACCATCAGCGTAGACAATCGCGCTCTTGCCGTTGGCGACAGTGACGTTCCCGCCAGAGCCTTGCGTTAGAACCACGCTCTGCCCAGAGTTGTTTTTGACGATGTAGACGTGATCCGCATCGTTGGGCGAGATCGTCACAGTATTCGTGCCGCTCGGGCTACCGCCGAACACAAGCACTGCATACTGCCCATCAGACAGAGAGCCATCGCTCGTCGTGAGCGTGTGCGTCGTGCCAGAAAGTGCAATTGCACCTACGCCGTTCGTCAGGCGGTCGATGATCTGCAAGTTCGTGTTGGTCGTGGTTCCCCACGTTCCAGACTGCTCGCCTGTGGCGATCAGTTCTATGCCTGTCTGTGTATAGCTACTAGGCATCTGATTTCCTTACGCAGCGATCTGTGTCCAGATGGTTCCGGGGTTCGGGCTGACATCAGTATAAACTGTTCCGGGCGCTGGGACAATCTTTCCCCACACAAGCACAGGCTTGACCAGACCAGTAGCTGAAACGCCAGTCACAAAGACATTGGCATCGCAGATCGTCGTTACCTGACCGACCTGACCTGTGCCGCTTACGCCAGTGACAATAACACGAGCCGACCCAGTTGCGATGACGCTGCCAACGCTCCCAGTCGCCTCAAGCCCTGTGACAGGTACATTGGCGTCAGCCTCGACTGCAACAATTCCAACTGCTCCAGTTCCAGCAACGCCGACGACATTGACGACAACGCCAGTGCCCTCGACCACAGTAACAGAACCGACCTCACCAGTCGCTGAGAGGCCCGTTACAGGCACATCTACGTCTAGGACAATGACCACGCCGTTTACTGCGGTCGTGGCCTCGACACCCGTGACGTTGACCGATACGCTAGTGCCGACGTTGACCGTAACGCTGCCTACTTCGCCCGTGGCAAAGCCAACGGCAACACTGCCCTCGCCCCACGCTAGTTCACCGAAACCTGCACGACCCCAGCCAGAGAATAAAACTCCTGCACCGCCAGTGACGACTACGCCGTTAACAGACGCGCTAGCTGAAAGCCCTGTAACAGACGTTGCAACCGAGACAGGAGGAGAAGCAAGAGGCGTTGCAGATAGAGCGGAAAACCCGAGCATTGCAGGCTACCCTTTTCCGGCAAGAGCATCCGGGCTTAACGGGAATGCTACATCATATGGGAAGCCGGTGGAAGCGGGTAGATCTTTTAGTGCCTTTCTGTACAAGAGCCAGTCTTGAGGGATCGGTTCATTATTTTCTACCGCCGAGATGACAATCCAATCAGAACTGGAAAGCAGCCGGTTGCGTTGAGCACGCACGTTAGATGATGCCTCACTTTCTGGCTTGTTTTGGACTTTGAAGCTAATAACCCATTGACCGTTTTCTAGGTGAGGGGCAGAGTCAAGAATGCACTCTTGCGTCAGTGAATTGAACTCTGGCTTTTCTAACTCAACCACACGAAACACATCATAACTTGCAAGAAGTTCATCTGACATGCTTGACGGGAAGCTTGTTGACCGATGCTCCTGCTTGAACATCTCCAACGTGTAAGGGTAGCATTTAACTTGCCCGTTTTCCAGTTTTACGAACATTGACTGCTCTCCTTAGAAGGTGATGTAAGCTAGACCGTTGTTTCCATTCGCCGGCGATCCACCAACATCTGTACGGCCACTAGCATAGCCAGAAAGCAGCAGGCTATTCGGATCAGGGGCGGTTGTGCCCGTGCCTTGCGTGAGTACCTGACTCGTTATCAAGCTGGAATTGTAGTACCCGCTCCCACCCGCGCCGGGATAAGCATCGCTAGTGCCGCCGCCACCTCCGTAAAATCCCCCGCCGCCACCGCCGCCATCATCAGTACCACTCGTCCTGCTCCCGGTAGCGTTCCCACCCTGAAGCTTAGAGCCATTGTATGTGCCGCCAGCAGACTGACTGCCACCTGTGATGCTGCCGCTGCCGTTTTGACCTGTAGTACCACCACCAGCGCCAGCCTGCCCAAAATATCCGGTAGAACCCCCTCCACCGCCAGCAATCAAGAGAATGTTGGAATCTGACATGCCGGTAGAAAAAGTCGCCTTCGATAGCATTGTCATGCCACCGCCGCCAGCACCTGAAGCATCTCCCCTTGTCCCATATCCGCCGTTGGGCCACCCGCCAAGCCCGCCATCGCCAAAACTAGCCGTAGTTGGCCCCTTCCCCCCTTCTCCAACGTACACATAATATGTCGTTCCAGCTTGAAGCGATATAACCCCTTGGGCGTATCCGCCAGCACCGGATGCCCCGCCTGCGCTGTACGAACCATTACCACCAGCAGCGCCCCAAAGATAAATTGTTACGTTACCTGTTCCGCTTACAGTCAAAGTGTTTGCAGTATTGGAGTTGTTGTAGATGTATGTCCCGCTTGAAATTGCCGATCCATTCAACTGCACGCCTGTTGCGCTGCCACCACCAGAAGCTATTTTAGCTCCAGAGAGCATACGCCACAACATCACGCATTCCCCACGCGAGCGCCGTAGACTTGCGTTGAAACTTTCCAGAAGACGATAACCGTGTAACCACTAGTGTTAAGTGTCGGCGCAGAACCAGAATCAGTCTTCCAGATCACGCCACCACTTCCCCAAGTCGCATCAGTCCATGTCAATGTGTAAGCAGATCCGTCATCCACCATAAGCGTTACCGCTTCACCCGCCGCAAAATTGGTCGCTTTCGGTGTGCGGTTTGCGCCCAACGTGATAAGCTGGATGGAGCCATTGGAAGGATCGACCTCGAAGGCAGCGCCATCTGAAATGGTGTAGATATCTTCGAGAATCGTGCCGATGATGGCAGGATCAGTGAGAGTTTTGTTGGTAAGCGTCTGAGTGTCAGTGGTGCCTACAACAACACCGTTAGGTACGGCCTTTTGAGACGCAGCGCCGTCGATGTTCCCACTTCCGTTGGAGAGCACAAAAGAAGATGCGGCCAAGCCAGATATCGTGTTGTTATCTGCGCTGATCGTCTTATTCGTTAACGTCTGTGTTCCAGTAGGAGTGACTATGTCGTCCGCAGCAGCAGTCACAAAAACAAAAGCGTTCCCAGACAAGCTGATGGCAGACCCGCCACTACTGCTTTGCTCAGGAGTCCTAGAAAGAGTTGTTCCAGAAGAAGTGTATGTCCCGGTTCCTATCTCCCAGCTAGCGCCATCCTCGATGACATAGCGAACAACATTGCCATCAGTGACGCCCGCATCAGCAAACGACTGATATCCAGAAACAGCGGAACTGAGACTTATAGTCCCAGTCCCGGTTGTTCCTGTTGTCATTTTGGCTCTATCGACCAAAACGGCCATGTTGTCAAACCTTACGCTATTCTGATGATCGCGTTGCTCGCGTCAGCCGTGGGGAACACGATCTGGAAGTCACCAGCAGTCGATGTCTTGGCACCGCCAAAATCCAGCACCACGACCGCAGGATCGCCAGCCTCTGTGTCATTGTAGATCAGAGCGCCATAAGCGGTGATCGTCGTCGACGTGAAGGTCAGATCGTTGAAATCTGTGAAGGCGGTCGTGCCACTCGAAGTGGGCGTGACATTCGTCAAGGCACCACCGCCAGCCGAGTACGAACCAGAAGCACCAACCTCGTTGCTCGCTGTATAAGCAGTCGTAGCAGCGGTAAAAGAGGCGCTGTTATCATACAGAGCAAGCTTGAAGGTGTCGCCTGTCGAGTTGGTGAAGTCATGCACACCCTTCAGGAGTTCAACCTTGAAGGACGTACACATGAAGTTCCCGGTGAACGCCATGTCAAAGTCTCCTTACGAGTTCTGCAAGCCCCGGCTGGCCAGCATCTATGATCGCATTATACACAGTCGTCCGGTCGCTGTGAACGGCTTGCTTTAGATAGAGCAGAACCACCTGCTCCACACGCTTTCTGAAGGCATACGCCTGATCCCTGATCTCTTGAGGTGCAGTATCAGAGATGCCGACAATCTTCTCTGCGCACTGCTGCGCAAGTTCTTCCGGCGTAAACCCACGCTTGTGCGTGGTACGCACCATGACATTGAAGTCTTTCGGAAGGTCTATGCTCAGAGCGGCTATCACAGCGTCGATCCACTCAACTGTTTGGGTGCCGTCACGGTGATCCGCACACCCTTGTTCTCAGACCCAGTCCACGAGTTCCCGCAGTCAGGACAATTCCCATGAGGGTACGTTGCCTCTTCCTCGGGCGTGTCCACAGCATTGCCGCAGCTAGCGCAGTGAACCAAGTCCACGCTCGTAGCGGGTGACCACTCTGATCCATTCGGCATACGAATTACGGTCATGCTACAAGTCTCCCATCCCTGTATTCATCACGTCCGCTTCTGATGCTGACCCCGCCAAGCTGCGCCAGAGCCTCACGATACCGCTCTGTGTACTGCACAATCAGATCCTGCTCGCCCTTCATGTAGGTGTACGCCTCGATCAGCGTGCCATAGAGCAGCACAGTCTCTGCGTTGTCGCCAAGCCACGATGTGCCAGATGTCACGATAGACGGCGGGTCGTAGTAGTAGTGCAACTCTACCGAGTAGTTCGCGTTCGGCGTCGGGCCAAGGATGAAGTTCCCCGGAGACGGCGGTGTGGTGAAGTCCCCATCAAACTGCGCGTAGTACTTCGGAAGACCCTGTGTCGCCGAGGTAGGATACGCTTCCCTGATGAAGTTCACGTCCTTGTCGTACATGTAGTTGTGGTCTCCATCGCCATCGACGACGGCAATAGAAAACACAGCCAAGAAGTCAGAAGGACGGGCAAGGTACTGATTGCCCGCCGTCATTGTCGCGGTCACATTCTTCCGAAGCTCGGGCAGCATGACAGTCCGAAACACCCGTTCCTCGGCCTGACGGACGAAGTTCGGGATGTTCGAGACAAAGCTGGTCTCGTTGTTCTCGGTGTAGTCTTGGACTAGCTGAACGAGCTGGGAATAGTTCATGTGAACTTACCCGTTTTTCCTGAACTGCATGCCTTTGATAGCCGCGCCGCCGCCACGAGCCTTGCCGCCCATGGCCATCTTCTTGACCTTGCCGCCAGCTTTCATGCCAGCAGCGCGACCGGCTTCGAGGTCTTCCCCCTGAAAGCGCATGATCGCGTCGTCAAGCTGACGCTGCTTGCTCAGTTCGCGGCCATAAGCACCATGCCCACGGCGTGTTGCCGAAGAGGGCGTCTTCGCCTTGCCGCCAGCCTTCATCTTCTTCGTACCACACATTGCCATGTCAGGCTCCATTGGTTGTGTTGACGGTTACTGTTCCTACAGAACCTACCATGTACTGGATCGGGTTCCAAACGGGATTCCAGCCAAACAGAGCGCGAGAAGACGCTTGGCTCGTGTCAGGACGAGGGTCGCGCAGCGACTGTGGGTCGTTGATCTTCAGGCGACCGAGAAAGTTCTGCGGCTGATCCGGGTCAACAACATCCCGACCTACACGAAAGCCAGTCTTGGTGCCGTTGTTATACTCCCAGACAAGCTCGCTCAAAGGGTAGCGGAACCCTGTCTTGTCGCAGAAGCCGAAGGCTTTTGATCCACGGGCGTAGGCGGGCATCACACACCGAATGTGTAGAAGGGCGAGAACTGAACGGAGGCGCGCTCCTGATCCTCACCAGCGGCGAGAGCGAACTGATCCTCGTATATCTGCCGCAGCGGCTCGACACGCACGGCTGCGTCAGGTTTCTTCATGGCGATATGGTAGGCGAGACCCGCAACCAACGCGGGCACAAAGCGCGGCGGTATTGCAGCGGAGCCGCCGATGCCAGACGACAGACCATCAATCCCCTTCAGCCGGTAATACACCAGCGTGTAGGGCGTGGTGTTGTCAGGCACCGGCCACAGGGTCACTTTGGTTTCCGTTGCGAGGCGCTGGACGTAGATTTGGGTTGGCCTGCCTTGGGTGTTTTTGTTGGTTTGCTGGGCGTAGGTTGAGACGCTGATGCGCTCGACGGCGGTGTCGATCTGGGAGGTTCCACTTCCGGTGCGTAGTTGATGCTCGATGAGGTCGATGGTGTCTGACGGGAGGGTATAAGTTGCCGTGCCCGCTGTAAGAGACTGCGTGCCAGCCTCAATAGTGAAGAGATTAAGCCCACGGTTCTGCCACTCCAGTGTGAGAATGTTGAGGCTGCGCCTGATGGTCTTCAGGTCGTAGCCAGAGCGCATCTCAAGGCCAGCCCTTTCATAGGCTTCCTCGAAGAGTTCAGAGAGGTCTGGGACGACAACGGCCATGGATCACTTCCTGAACTTTGCTGTCTTCTTTGCGATCTTTTCAGGCTGGGGCACGAACTGCTTGCCTTGCCTCGTGCCTTCCCGCTTTGCCTTTGTCGTGGCTGCGTACTCGGCAGAGGTCAGTGCCTCTCTGGCTTTCTTGGGAAGATACCTCTCCCCTGTTTTGCCAGACGGCTTCCCGCTCTTCGTGCCCCAGTCTTCCCTCGTCCACTTAGACATGCTCTTTTGAGCTTCAGTCTTGGCACCAGTATAGCCGCCGCCCTTCTCTCTGTAAATCTTGCCAGCAAGCTGCATGGCGCGGGCTGAGTGCTTGCCACCCATCGTTGCCTTCGCCTGCGACTTGGCTTTCTCCCAGAGAGCTTCGTTGGTGCGGCCCATGACTTAGCGCATCTTTCCCTTCGTATGGCCCTTCATGCAAGCGCCGTCACCACGGGTGACAGAGCCGCCCTTGGCCATTTTCTTGACCTTGCCGCCATAGGCCATGCCGGTGGGCTGGCCGGTAACGTCACCGACCTGCATGGCGCGCTCATCTTGAGACTGGCCTTTTTTGCGGCGACGTGCAGCCATCAGCGCAGCGAGGCCAAGGCCACCAGCGAGGAGGGGTGCGAGAGGAAGTGCCATTGAACTTCTCCTATTTCTTCGATTTCAGCATGCACTCGCCAGCGGCTTTGCACTTGGCGGGCGACGGACATTTAGCGCAAGTCTTGAACGCCTTGCCACCTTTGGCCATCTTTCCGACGCCATCAGCAGCAAACGCGGGAACCTTCTTCCCGCCCTTCATGACCATCTCAAGCTTACCGCCCTTGGCCATCTTCTTGCTTGCAGGCGCGTTAGCGATCTGCTTGCCCATGCTTCCACGGCTCATCATTTCTTCGAACCTTTCTTGGCGACACCCTTGATGCTACCCTTGTTCTCAGCGGCGTAAAAGACGCGAGCACCACGTTCCTTGCCGTACTGCTTCTCCATCGCCTTCTTGATCTTCTCGCCCTTCTTGGTCAGCGGCATGTCAGGAACCCTTCTTCCACTTGGTAGAACTGGACTGCGTCTTACTCGGACTCCACTTCACGCGGTCAGCCCAGTAGGCAGCGGACATCTTTCCCTTAGAAATGTTCTTCGCATGCCGAGACTTGAATGCTTCGCGCTGGCCAACAGTCTGATTTGTCTTCACGCCCTGCTGTCCGAAGCGGATCGTCTTTACTTGCTCACCCTCCTTCGCGACCACGATGTGGGACTTCTTGGGATGACCCGGCGTACGCTTCGGCTTATTGTAGCCAGCAACACCAGCGCGTTCCAAGCGAGGGTCTTTCTTACCATCAGCCATCTGACACCAACACCAAGATAAACATGGAAGATGCTTCGTTGTTTTGAGCACTGCCTTGAGCAGTTGCTTCGACCGTAGCCTTTTCCGAGATGGGAACAGGATACTCAAAGGTGTAGTCTGCCACTCCGTTGTTGACGGTGGTGATCGCGGCAGTACGGCGGATGTTGTCCGCACCTATCCTGAGCAGGCGACCAACAACTTGCGCAGAACCGCCTGCCTGACCCGCCGAGAAAAGCCCCTGCACGAGGTAGCCCGTATACCCAGCAGGTATGGTGTAACTGCCAGTGATACGCCGGTTGTAGTCGAACTTGATGAGGTCGTAGACCGTCGCTGGAACACCCGCCGTTACCGTGCCGGTTCCAAAGTAAATGTCCCCAGCAGCAGAGTTACCAGAACCAGCGGTCGCAACATACGCATCATTTATGTGAAGGAAAGATTGCGTCGTCAGAACCTCTGTCTGACCATTCAGAGTAACCGTCTCCGAGATTTCTCTGTGGTTCGCATCAAGCCCCTCCACATAAACGGTTCTTGCTCCGGTGCCCGCAGCAGCATCATTTGTGCTGGAAGAACTGACCTTCATCTGGATGGCTGTAGCAGGAAACGGTATGATCCCCGTATAGGGCCACACAGTGACGCGTGTCTGATCTACGTCTGGGTTGTACCCAAAGACAACAACAGACCTGTGGCCAGTGATCTGCCCACGAGCAACCTGAAGCTCGAATGGCTCGGTAAGCCCAAACCGAGAGATGGATGAAAGCTCCCGAGCCATCCTAAGCTCCTACGTCCAGAAGATTGTCGCAGCCGTCACGTTGGTTGCAGTGGAAACATAGGGGTCGCTGCTGAATAGAACTCCAGTTCCGGGGATGAAGATGTCGTATGTCCCGGCTGCTTGGAAGTCCAAGTCGATCAACGTAGTCCCGCCGTTCCCGTTGGTCAGAGTGATACGACCAGCGGCACTGACTGTGGTGACAACCTGCCTGATACGCGCGCGACCAATACTGAGAGCACCAGTGCCAGTCACGCGCTTAGAGTTTACGTCGTATTCATCGGCCATCCCGGCCCCCTATTACTGATCGGCGAACGCGGGAGCGGTAGCGCCAGTCACCGAACCCCAGATCTGCCAGTTGGTGCCATCCTTGGCCACAACATTGATGACAGCAGAAGCAGGCACGTTGACCTGAAGCTTGCTGTTGGAGTTACCATCCGAGAATACAACCGAAGCAGCCCCGTCATCGGTGTCGTTGAACGCGACGTTCCCAATGAAGAAGTTGGTGTCAGAGCCGGTATTCACGATGAAGTCCGTCGCATCAGCCGCGCCGCCGCCGTAGACAAAGGTGAAGTAAGCACCAGCCACAGGAGCGGGCAGAGTGTAGGTGTTGTCCTGCGTCCCGTTCGGAACGATCAGAATGCGGCCACTATGAACTGCATTCGACAGCGATACGTCGCCATCGGCAAGCGCAACCGGCGCAGCACCAAGAGTTACGATCTCGGTGATCGTTCCAGTCGTGGCAGAGACGGAGATAGTCTTGAAGCCGTTCTCAGAACGAACCGGCCCGTTGAAGGTCGTGTTAGCCATTGCCATACCCCTTGCACAAGGATTCGCCACGCAGTCTGTGCAACGTCAGGTGGGCACCCTGTCTGCGTAGCTGATGTCGCCCTGACAAAAGACTACACCAATCCAACCGCAAAAGAAAGGGGCCACCGCTTTCACGATGGCCCCAGTTTGCCAAACAGGGAGGTGTCTCCCTGTATAGCACAGATCAGACGCCGGGAGAACCGAAAATCCCGAGCGGGTCAGAAACGCCGAACGAGTAGCGCTCACGCGCCTTGTAGCGAACGTTTCCAGTGTCAAAGTCCCCGTCCATTCCGGTCTGCATCGCGACACGGACGAAGTGCTTCATACCGTTCGGGACATCGGTGGTGAGGAACCACGCATCGTTGTCCGTCAGGTAGTGGTTGACACGATAGCCCTCGGGGATCGATCCGTTGGACTTGAGAGCGTTGATGTCGTTATCGGCAGTGCCGACACGCAGTTCCGTCTCAAGGAGGCGGGTTGCAACGAACATCAGCGCCGGGGGAACGATCAGCTTGCGCGGACGGGCAGCGATCAGCAGGCCACGTTCATCACGGAACGCAGCGATGTCGATCACAGCCTGCTCGAGCGAGGTCTCGTTCAGGTCGGCATCCGCCGAGGGACGGTTCGAGTTGACCGACCCAGACACCGTCGGGTGCGAGGTGTTGAACAGGGTGACACCATCGCCAGACTGGAACGTGGTGAAGCCCGTGTTCAGGAGCGAAGCCGCCTTGACCTGCTTCGTGTAGGCCATGGCGCGAGCCAGTGCCTTCGTGTAGCGGGCCGAAAGCGAGTCGTACAGGTTGTCCTCCATCGCCTCTTCGGTGACGGCGAAGCCCATTGCCACCGTCTCGTGCGTATAACGAGCGGTGAACGACTCCTGTGCGTTGTCGTACTGGATGGCAGCGCCTTCCGCTTTCACGGGGGCAGTGCCAAAGCCCGACAGCTTAACTTCTTCCTCGAATGAACGCTCCGAGGTTTCGGTCTCGTAGATTTCCGCGTGCTCGTCTTCGTACTTGGCGTACTCAAGACCGAACAGAGCGTTAAGACCGGGGAGCAGTTCCTTGAGGGCTTGTGCGCGCGAAATAGCCATGTTTCAGCCCTCCTTACACGCCGAGAGAGTTGTAGTACGAGTGCACGCCGACGTTCAGCTTGACGATGAACTCCGGATACGCCTCGCTCTCAGTGCCGCGAACGACATCGACGATACGCACAGCGTAAGTCGCGGTCGTGACAAGGCCAGCGCCGTTGGAACCGACAAGCAGGTTCATCCCCGACACGCCGGTCGAGGTGAGGCCCGCAGTGCCGAAGCCAAGCTGCGCGTTCTTGCCAATGGCACCCGGCCAGCCCGAGCCAGAAGTGCCCGAGTTGAACGTGCCGAGAGCGGCGCTGCCCTTGATCTGGAACAGCGCATCGGGATCATCCATCACAAGGACATGCACGTCCGAGCCGCCGCCGGTGATGACGTTGGCAGGGAGGTAGTTGTTCCAAGTGGGTTGACCCGAGCTATCCACATAGCGGGCACCAATGCAGACGCCCATGATCCCAGCCGTAGCATCGGCAGAGGTCGCGGGAATCTTGACGGCAACGGGGGTTGCGCTGACAGCCGAAGGCAGTCCAGCAGTGCTGAGTGTAACGAGGTCACCATTGAAGATCGCAGCCGAGTTGTTCGCAGCGACCTTGTACTCACGGATGACCCCGCCATTGAAAGCCTGACCGCCGATCAGATTGATCGGCTTAAGGCCGTAGGGAGTGGCGACTGTGGCCATGTCTCTCTCCTAAACCGGGGTTAATACGAGGGCGTTAGCCCTTACCGAAGCTAGTGCGACTCGATCTCTCAATGCTCAAGGGCATACGACGGTCTTGCTCGCGCATGAGGTTGTTATCCACGGCCTGAATTTGTGCATGAGATTCCTCAAGTTGGCCTTGGATGCGCTCTTGCGCGAACTCTTCGGGGATGCTGCAAAGGAGCAGGCCCCCTACCTCGATGTTCCCTTTGAACCGAGAATCAACGTCGGAAAGAATCTGAAGCTCAGGAAAGTCCTCTGCTTTGACAGGGGTATAGCCTTCACGAAAACGCCGAGAGACGTTCGTGTTATCCGCTTGGCCCATGGATGCTGTGCGAATCCAGCGGAACTTGAGTCCATCTCTGGGTTCGGGGGCCGGGATCATGGCTGAACGCTGCCACGAGCGCTTGCGCTGCGTAGCTTCACGAGTCGTCTGCTGCCGTGGCGTCCTGTCAACCATTGTTTCTCTCCTTGAGAACTTGCGCCGCGTACTGTTCATTCGTCAGGCCCAGCCGCTTGGCGAGTGCAGCTGCTGACGCGGTGATGCGCACTTTGTCGCGTGATGTTGGTACACTGCGAGATGCAGGGGCCACCACGGAGCCTGTCTGGCGAGAAGGTGCCTTCACCTCTACTTCTTCTTCGCCAAACCGTTCAGGGAAACGCCGCCTCACGGCTGCGTCAATCTCAGCATAATACTTTTCACTGCCTAGAGCAACGCCGCTGTTTTTGAGGTTTTCATGGACCCCAAGAGCAAGTGCGGTCATTTCGAAGTCGTGCACGCCGGGCGTGTGGCCAAACCAAGGATTGGTTGCAAGCCATTGCTTCGCGCGTGGATCAGGTTCTGGGATTTGCGGCATAACCTGCGGAGTCGGTTGCGGCGCTTGCTGCGGAGCGGGACGATACGCGTCGAGACGTATCTTCTGTGCTTTAAGCTCCGTCAGCTTTTCCTGCGCTTCCACTAGGCCGTCAGCATCCCCGGCTTCGTAGGCGGTTTTGTACGCAGCGCGAGCGCGCTCAAGCTCAACATCGACGCGCGCCTTGGCTTCGCCAACAAACGCTGTCTCGTTCTGCGTGTACTTTGCGCGCATTGCGTCAAGTTCACGCTTTTGCGATTCCGCAAACTTGATCGCTTCTTCCTTGATGCGCTCCGCTTCTTCCTTGCGGCGGCGCTCTTCGTGATACTCGAACTTCAGCTTCTTGATGCGCTTCTGCACGCCCTCGCTGTAGCTCTCCAGTTCAGCATCATCAGGGATTTCGGGCTCTGTGCCCTCGGCACGGCGCGGCTTACCGCGATCCTGCTCCGGGGTGTCGTCCTCGATCTCGACCTCGAACTTGTCTTCTGCTTCGGTGCTCATGCTCTGCTATACCCCCTCGGGTCTTCGACAACGGCCTCGACCGTGTCATCGTTGATAAGACGGAACTCTTTCCCGAGAACCTTGAACCTCGTGCCAGAATAGGAGCGGAAGATGACGAAGTCGCCATCCCTGCACCACGGGCCGTTCGGGAACTTGTTGAAGTCTGTGTAGGCTTCTGGGCCTGACTTGACGACGAAACCGATGATGGACGCCGTCTCTTCCGCTTTCTTGAGGGCGTCAGGCATGAAGACGCCGCCATCCGTCTTTTCGCTAACTTCGGGGATCGCGATGAGGAGCTTGTATCCAGTAGGCTCGGGCAGTTTAGCCCTCAAACGCTCGTCATCAATCTTCTCAGCCGTGTACATGTACACCTCTTGCAGTGGCTTCGGGTGCCACAGTTACCCTGCGCGATCATTCGCGTGCGTACATAGAACTAAAACAGCAGACGCTAATCGTCAATGAATCTCCGCTCTAGTTCTTTTATTTCTACGAGAAACGACGTCGTAGCAGCGTATTCCCCTACGATGCGAACGTAATCCTCGTAAGATTTGGCGCCGCCTTGCGCTAGAAACAGCGCGGTAGCCTCTTGTTTCTCTTCGAGGCGACGGGTCAGGACGTCGAAGACAGTACTACTCATTCGTACCACCCAGCTGCGTTACAGCCGCTTTGGCGATCTCGACGCCGATCTTCGCGCCTTCGAGCCGTTCCTTGCTCTGGGTGTCGTTGTAGTCGGTGATGAGACTGGTCGCCAACCGCGCCTGCTCGCGCTGCGCCTCAGACTGGATGCGCTCACGCTGAACTTCGATGTTCGCAGCCTTATTGGCCACATCGAGTTCAACCTTGGCCTTGTCCATGGCCATCTGATGCTGAGATTCAGCTTCCTTGAGGGCGACCTCGCGCTCGCGGAGTTCGAGTTCCTTCATCTGAATCTGGGTCAGCGGGTTCTGCATCTGCTGCTGGGCTTGCTGCTGCGCGGCTTCCTGCTGGTTCTTCCCGAGAAGCTTGCCAGCCGCCTGCGCCACGATGCGCGACAGATCAGCTTCCACATCATCAGGCAGTTGCTCGTCCTCGGGCGGAAGCGGCACGCCAAGCTGCTTCTCGATCTCCTTGCGGTACTGCATGGCGACATGCTCGGTGATGTGAGCGGCCATGGCATTCATGATTGCAGGGGCGAAAGGAGACTGCCCGACAAGCTGCTGAATCTTCGGGTCTTGAGCAGCGGCCATGTGGACGGCGATGTGCGCCTCGTGATCCTGATACAGGAACGCCTTGACCGGCTCCTGCTTGAGGATGGCCATGTTCTCGGTGACAGGGTCTTTCGGCTTGATGTCGTCGGGCAGCTTGATGATGTCCGCTGCATCCTGAATGCCGAGAACTTCAAGCATCTGGCGGTGAAGCTTGCCCATGTCGTAGAGTTGCGGTGCCTGCTGCGAGAGTTGCAGTGCCGCCTGATACTGCATGATCCGCTGCGACATTGTGGCAGCGTTCGGGTCCGAGACAGGGATGACGTCGATGGTGTTGAGGTCAAAGTCATCTACACGGCTGAAGGCTTCCTTGTCCCCAGCGACTTCGTACTCGTAGGCATCCGGCATGAAGTCGTGGATGACTTGTGCAAGAATGCGCAGTTCCTTCTTCATGGCGGCGTGCATGCGGGCCTGAACGCCAGACATCACCTTCATGGAGCGTTCCATGAGGGCGAGCGTTGTGCCTACAGGAGCCTGAGCGTTGATGTCGCCGACTTGGATGTCAGCCACGGAGCCGATGCGACGGGCTTCCTCGACCACATTCCCGAGCAGTTGGTAGAGGACCGTGGATGGTTCCTTGAACGGCAGGGGGAAGATCGAGTCACGGATGGCCCCACCGGGGATGTCCACATCCCTGAACTCACCCGGCTGGAGCGGCGTGTCGTCACCCTTGATGCGCAGGCCGCGAGCCTTCAGGCCAGCAGGCAGGTTCGACAGCGTGCCAGCGTCAATGAGTTGGCGCAGGATGGATGTAGCCGAGCGCGACAGCCCCCCGATCATGTGGATCAGCCCGGTGCCGTAGAACCCAAGCCCCGGTAGGTAGGGGTAGTGGACGAAGTGCGACCGCTTCTCCTTGTCGTCGTCGTCCTCGTACCAATTAC